TTACTACCAGTATTAGGTCCAATAGTAATTGGACCCCAAGTAATATAATTGGAATCTCCAGCATCTCTATACCAACTAAATGATATTGCTGGCATTATGATATCTCACGCACATCTTGCCAATTACCATCACCATCAATTTCAACTTTAATTGGTTCAGTTGCCTGAACTTCAACTGGTAGGTCAATATCATCAACCAATAATGAATTCGATGTTACAACTGGTGATATTACTGGTTCATCATCTGGTGGTAATGGACCTGATGGTGGTATATTAATCAAATCAGGCATCATATCCGATGCTGTAGGAATTACAGCAGTTTGAGCACTAGCACTAGTAAATCCATTGCTTGCTGAAATTGTATACTGAACTGAATTTAATGTTGGGGATCCATCATAGGTATTCCAATCAATTGTATCTGTTATAGTACCACTTTGGTTTGCAGAAACAGTTAAGTTCGACATTTGAGTCTGGGTATTATCAATAGTATAATACCTGTAAATAATGACACTACTAGAATTAGTACTAAACCAATACCTTGGTTGATACTAGCAGAACTAGCATCTCCAGTTGTACTCCAGTTTAATGTTGTAGAACCTCCTTGAGGAATAGTGCTACTTGTTAACCATAGAGTAACATTGGGTACAGTATAAACCGTTACGGTTGCAGTAGCAGAAGCACTAGTTCCACCATATCCAGAAACAGTTAATGTATATGTTTTAGTAGATGTAGGATAAACAAGCTTGGAACCACTGCCTACTGGTGATATAGAATAGTTTATATGATTAATTGTACCAGATATAGCATTCGATGTACTCCATGACAATGTAGAAGATTGTCCTGATGTTATTGTACTTGGACTTCTAGAGAAAGAAACAGTTGGTTGATTATAT